GTGGCTAAGTTGCTATCTATCTATAGGAAGCATCACTCAGTTCCAGGATCTAAGACATTCTCTCTTCCTCAAGAGATGAGACAGATCTACTCTCAGAGAATTAATCAACTCTTCCAAGAAGATCAGAACAAGCCAAGATACCGTAAGGCTAACAAGACTGATAAGGCTGCTGGTATTCAATTATTCGTTGGTCCTGATGGCAAGGAGTATGTATCTAACAACTTGAATCTTGACAATGTTCAATATATCACCTTCACTAGATTCCATGCTCCTGATAGAGTTAAGACAGCTAACTACACTGAGCAACAGACTGCCATCGTTGGTGATGCTCAAGCTCAAGCTGCTGTTGAAGCAGAAGCTGCCATTGTTACTTCAACTGCTGAGTATTATAAGGCTCTTGAAGAAGCTGCTAAGCCTCCTAAGTCACCAGCTCAGAGAGGTCGTAAGAGCAGAAGAGAACAACAACGTGCTCAGACTGTACTTGTCAGTCCATTCTCTCAGGAAGAGAACGTTGCTGTCAGAAGAAGAGCAGGTGATAATTACGTTAGTGTTCCAACCCCTGCTGTTGCTAATCCACAGGTTATTGCAACTAACTTAGCCAATGCTTACACATTAGCAACTGCTGGTGTTAGACAACCATCCCCTGTTAATACAAGTCTTGGAACTGTCAACCCATCCCCTGAAGTAGTCAATGAAGCTATTGCAGCTAACCAACAATTGAACTACTCTCAAGTTCAAGGCCTTCAAGCTCTAGGACAACCATCTAACTTCTAAGCATAATAACAACATGTAGTATCTGATCCGAACCAGATATCACATCAATCATCAATATAATCATAACATTTGTAGTATCTCAACGATGTTATTCTCACCTTCATGCATACTTCCATTGATTGATTCATTGTTCTATCGTCTGTTACATTCACTGCATCTCAGGTAATATCACGGTGATAAATGACTTACGTACCTCCAGAGATTAGATCATTGATATACTCATTCGGTGTCATTCCCCAATCCCCTTCGGATGAACAGGTAGATTACATGATTGATTACATTACTAACAGATCCAAGTATAGATGTAACATATCACTCCAATCGAAGTATAATGAGATACCTAGATCAGATCTGTTGAGAATCCTGGAGAAGTATGATCCTCCGGTGTCTATGAGCTATGAGACTAAGGAATCTATCAGGAGAGATGTGTCTATCAATACATTCGATAGAGACAGAGAGCTCATCGATAGACTGTCTCCATTAGATTATAATAATTATTGCATATTACCAGACAACGGGACAACTAGATCTGATCCCCTCATCAGAGATAGAATAGCAGATGAACAACAGGGTTATCTCATTGTTGCATTAACCGACAAGGCTGAGTATATTCCCGACTGGACAATATCTTCATACATTAATCTGAGGAGATCATCTCCATTGATTGAATACATCAACTCAGTGAAGCGGCCCATTAGATACATATACAGCTCCATTATGGATCAGTCTCATGTTGCATCAACATCTGAGGAATTGAGATCATTACAACCTAACATCATATCCAAGATCTATCAACAGGTGAGGATTAGATCAGATCTCATTGAAGCATTACAGTCATTCCAAGACAGATCAGTACATGGATTCAAGATCAATGGGAGACTATCGGAGTTAATCTGGACAGAAGAGGAGATACTTGAAGATATCAATGAATGTCATACTCTCATTACGAAGATTAAGCCCGGAAGAACTAATGAGATTAATATGATGACTATGGGAGATATTGGTATGCATCTACTCTTCAAGGCTATAGGCTATAGGTACTGTATCTCGTTCTCTGGACCCATCACTCAGTCTATTCAATATCTGATCAATACACATACAAGAGGGGAAGATTGTGACAATCATGTTAGTATATCAGCAGAGTTGGATGATCCCTCAGATTCTGACCCGATGATCTGGTATAATGTCATCATAAGGACGACAGATCAATCAATGATAGACACTGTGGAAGCTTACATCTATTGTACATCTATCATGCCTGTTGTCTTCCCTGATTAACTCACAACGACCTCAATTCATTACATCATTCAATCAGATGATGCCATGATATCATTCTACAGCTATGTAACATACAACAATCAACCTATCAGTCCGTCGAACAATCCCGCACATCATCTGCTCATCAATCAATCTAGGAGTATACCTTCCCTCAATAGATCTCATTCATCCATCAGTCCCAATCAACGACAATACTCCTCACGTTCTCCTCCCTCTCGCTTATTCCATTGCCCTGAAATCACAATGCCTGAAGGACCTGAGATCTACATTAGTTCATTAATTCTCAATCATAACATCAGAGGACATCATATCACATCAATAGAAGGTGATTGGTCTAATGATCTCAACATATCAGGGCAGAAGATCAATAGCATACATAGTGTAGGGAAGAAGATGGTCATTACATTGGATACACATGCTCTCATCATATCCTTCGGTCTCACTGGATTATTCAGATTATATCATCCCGGAGTGACATCAACACCTGATAGGAATGTTCATCTAATCATATCATTGAGTTCTGGTCTAATCCTCAAGTACTATGATCAATTGAAGTTCGGATCTATCAAGCTCATACCTTCCAGCAATATCGCTCAGTCTGTAAGCAATATAGGTATTGATCTAATGAGAGTCACATCATTGAGTGAAGTAGATATCAACTCATTGGTATCGAGAGCTAGGAGGTGTAAGACTAAGGACATTGCTGACTTCATCAGTGATCAGAAGTATATAGCCGGAGTAGGTAATTACGTTAGATCTGATGCATTATATCTTGCTAGAGTTCACCCTAACACACTAGCGAAGGATGTATCGTATGAGACATTGAGATTAATCATTGGTAAGTGTATCGAAGTCATGAGATCGTCAGCTTCCGTCCTAGGTTCTTCAGGATATGAACTCTGTGTACCTTCGGGAGAGAACAAGAATGGAGGATACAATCACCTCATCTACAAGAAGAGACAGACACCTTGTGGTAGATTAACTCAACAGACTCAGACATCAGATGGAAGGAATACATGGTTCTGCCCTGATCTCCAACAACTTAGTAGATGAATTACACAAGCTTACATCATACAATCAACTGAATATTGTATTATGCTTCAATGGTCTAGGTGATCCTTACATCCATCATAATCTATGATCTCTCGAATGTAGTCGACATGAACTATTCTGTAGCCTACATCACACATTCTAACACATGTAGTACAACGATCATTAACTTGAGATGAATACATTGAATGCATCAGTGTATGATCTGGTAGCGTATCAATCAATCTATCAATACTCCCATAGCTTGAATCAATCATTCTAACACGTTGTAGTACTACGATCATTAGCTTGAGATGAATACATCAATCCAATAATCATGGCAATCTTACCAACGAATTCACTCACAATACTGTCAGATATAGTGACCCCGTCGATCCAACCCATGTAATATTACAGTAATCATCACCCTGTGAACATACTGGGTCAAGTCTTACTTACTCACATGATCAATCCAACAATACACATGTACACATAATCTATTGACATCATACAATCTGCTTCAAGATTATATTATGCTTCTATCACATTCTAGGATGCTGCAACGAACCAAGTGTTAGAACAAGCTATGAACTTAGTTATCTGCTTCCTCACGAGCTTAGTTGTCTTCTGCTTGCCATAGAATGAATCTCCGTCTGAGGGGATTATGGTTATATCTGTAGTGCCAATATTGGAGATTGTGACAGGGTTCATCTCTGTAATAACACCCTCATCAGTCTCATACTTAGTGTAGTTATCAGTTGAAGGGAGTGTTATTGTGATATGAGATCCCGAAGGATTCACGAATAGATGAGTTACCGAGGATGGAACAACCATACTTCTGTCAATTGTTAGACTTCTGCTCACATTCCTAGAGTTCTCCCTAATATTACATCTATCATCACAATGCCACTTCCCTCCAACATGGACATAGATCTGACCGTAGTTACCATCCAATAACATATCTCCATCGAAGACAGGAATCTCAAGATCCTTCACTGATGGAGCTGCATCCCTCACACTGTCTAATGGATTGACACTGTAGAGCTTCTTCATCTGAACATCATAGAAGAGACATCTGCCATTGATCTGACACTTATTCCACTTCCCCGAGATATAAGTGAATATACCTGAGTTGACTGAGTTGGCAGTTCCTCTCACTAGAGCATTCTTGTCCTTACCATTGTAAGATCTAGGCAACTCCTCTAGAGTATTGAATGTAACACCTCTGTGAGATACATATCCTGTGATGATTGTAGGGCTTCTACCTGGGGATGTAACACTGTTCTGTATAGGTGGATTAGGCCTATGTTGTTGAATGGGTTGTTCATACATATTACTCTGAGCCAAGTTCATATTCTGTTGCATGCTCTGAACGTTCATCCCTGATTGCATTGGCTGTGTATTCATTGGATTAACATCTGTATTCATCTGAGCATTCTGGATATCTTGTAATGATGGAGGATTATATCTCCTTACAGGCTTAGCTACTTCAGCAGGTTGATTAGATCTATTAACCTTGGAAGGTTGAGGGATATCACTGCTTGTGTGATTATTATGAGTATTGAAGGGTTGGGGATTGCGACTAACTTGCTGATTACGATTGATCTGTCCCCCATAGGGACCTTGATTAACTTGGAAGGAAGGTCTATCCATTCCTGTAATATAACATACACCTCCAGGGCAGATAGTATCTACATCTACATCTAATACGGTCATCCTTCCTTCCGTAGTTACTCTAGTAGCCATCCCCTTGAGCAATGGAGGTATATCTTGAGTTGATCTCACTTGTGCAACAACCTTACTCCCATCAGGTGATAGAACTAACAGAGTGAGATCGAAGTCCTGAAGACCTAACGCTCTGATCTCTCTAGCAATTATATCCGCTTGTGTCTGTGAGTCTTCCATAATCACTGTGATAAGTTTACATCTGCTCTGATATATCATCCTAACATCCGATGATACGTCACATGATCTTACTGTGATATGAGGTTAACCATCTCTTGATCATCCCCATTAGCTCCTGCTGAGTTCTTCCAATTCCATACACTCTTCATGTCTATCTTCTTCATATCCTCCTCTAATCTGTCTAATCTCTTATTAATCTGTTCTAATGAGTTCATAATATTATCTAATAGCTCATTCTGTCCATCTAATAATTTAGTTACAACCTTACTGACTTCAGTAACAAGTCTATCATTGCTAGACTGTATTGCATTCATAACATCATCTTGAGGATATACCCTATTAGTATGTGTAGGTGATCTATCCCTGGGAGATCTCCCATTCTGTATAGGTAGAGGAGCATCATCGTTCCTGGCTATTCTCCTTGATCCTGAGTGTGAAGATCCCATATATGATCTAGATCTAGATGATGAACTTGAAGAGTACATGTTGTGAATGTGTTTGATATCTACCACCCTCAGGCTTAAGCATTAGCTAAAATACACACGAAGTCATGGGGATTAAGTCACTATCTGATATCTACACAGAAGGTTGTTCTGGGACCTTGAGATTGAAGAAGTTATGGCGTAATAGAATAGCTATAGATGCAGGAACTTGGATCTGCTCATCATGGGCTATCTCTTGTAAGCAATACATTAGTGCTAAGGATCTAGATCTATTCGCTGAATGTGGATATAATAGTGTAACTCTTGTAAGTGACTCGGCAACTCCATCATCTCTAGGGATTAAGTACTATCCCTCTAATGCATTCACAGGTATCCAGAATGAATGGGTCAATCAGTTCAGGAGATTCATCTCAATGCTCCTGAAGGAAGGTATCACTCCTGTCTGGGTATTCGATGGTGAAGCACCTATGGAGAAGATGGGATGCAAGGAAGAGCGTAAGAAGGCAAGAGATAAGGCTAAGGCTAAGCTAGATCAATACATTGTTACGTTAGCTAGAATGGGTCCATTACTTAGATCTCAACACTTAGCTGATCTGAAGAAGGAGACCCTCAATGCCTCAGTGCTTCCAGGGCCTGATCATAACTTCCTCAAGACAATCATCAAGGCATCAGGGCTTCCATGTCTTCAATGTACTCAAGAAGCCGAGAGACTATGTTCTGCTCTCTTCCTAGAAGGATGGGTATCGGCAGTCTATAGCACAGATACAGATGCATTAGTCCATGGAACATTCACTCTATTGAATGGAATGCAGGGCAGTGATCTATTCAAGTATGTGTATCTTCCCAGAATCCTGGCCTCTCATCAACTAACATATCCTCAATTCGTAGATATATGTATCATGGCAGGGTGTGATTACAACAAGAACATGCCTAGGATTGGAATCAAGAAGTCATTGAAGCTGATCAAGGATTATGGAACTATTGACAGACTTCCAATGAACTATGACATTACATGCTTGAATCATACTAGATGTAGAGAGCTCTTCTCCAGAGTTAATGCTCAATCTCTGACGCTAGATCCAATCAACAATCAGACAATGAATTGGGATCTGAACGCCGTAGCTCACATGAGCAGGAATGTGTTCGATTCCTATAGCATTCACGGCCTTCTGGAGATGTTACTACATTACTTCGAAGGGTTCCCTCATCCTGAGAGACTTACACAGTTCTTCAATCCAACAATGATGACAATGGATGATATTGAAGTTCAAGGGTGAATCAACTGAGACATCGCATAACCACACAAGGTAAGGTTATGTAATGTAATCTAATAGGTCTATCACTGAAGTGCATAACGGATTACTTCAGGATATCGGTGATATTCACATAGTTAGATGCGAACTTAATTCCTTCGTTGTAAGGTATCTGGACTATATTGAATCCCCCAACAACCTCAGACTGTTCAGCTAATCTCATGACTATCTGAGGGACTGTAGCGTTAGCATCATAATACATAGCAATGTATGGATCCTTCCTTGTTCCATTGAATGTTACAGCTACAGCATTGAAGGCCTCTCTCATCTTAGCAAGGAACATTCTAGCATCAGGGATTGACACCCCCATCTCTGCTGCCTTCTTCCTCTGAAGCTCTGACAGTGGTTCAATTCTAGGAGGCTCAGGTAGATCAGGGGTCGGATTCATTATGGCTGTGAATGATTGAGGAGCTCTCAGACGATCATCATATAGAGCTTGAGGTTGTCTGTAGTATTCCTGGTTAGATTGAGGATTAGATGGATCCCAGAAGTTAGGCCTATATGGATTATTCATATTTACAATCTATCCCTGAGAGTTACATTGTAATGATTCGTGTACTGTGAAGAGTCCGTCTGATAGATTGACGGATGTAATATACTTGAGAGAGAGCTTGAAGGTATAGGTTGTATGATATGGTATGATCATATAATCTCGTTACCAATGATTGATTCATTCCGGAATGATGCACAGATTGATGATACGTATTGCTTGTAGGGTGAGTTCTATCACTCATACTAGGGTATGATTGTGATATGTCACTCTGTTGAATGTGAGTTGAAGCATTGAGAGTGACATGGATAACGTAGAATTCATGCTGTGTATGTTAAGAGTAGTATGAGTCTTGAGCCTTCGGAATTGAATGTTGTTCTCGCTATGTCAGACCAATCTAATCCCCCGGAGAATTGAGTCCATCCCACCAGATGTTGAGTCTAATTCTCACTATGAATTACAGTGAGCTATAATGTCCGTATTATGCTCTGGTGACCTGTTGATCACGGGGAGATCCTCACATGATCGATCATTATGTAAGATGAATACAATGACTATCTGGATTATTGATTCAATTACTAGGACAGTTAGTGGATGAGGTCAAGTAATTACACTCACTATCAGATATAGTAACAATCTATGAACTCCAGAGTGCCAATCTAATTCTCACTGTCTCAGACCTATCTCAATCTCTGGGGAATCAATCCTCTTCGACTAGATGTTGAGTCCTAATCTCACTGTCTCTCACAGTCATTGAATATGTCTGAATAACCCTCTATAAGGCTAGGATCCACGAGGAGATCCTCACATCATCCACCTATGTGTAGAACTAATGCTCTCACCGTCTAGAACATTAGATTAATTATCCTACCAATGTATGAATGACCCTCACCTCCTCCCGTCACACTCAAGTATAGTAGAGAATTCATGTGCTACCATCTCAATGAATAGTATAGAACTGTCAGGCTATCAATGATAATGTACAACACTCTGTGATATGTGCCAATTAATGCATCAACTGTATAATATGTTACTGATATTATCATTAATTCAGGATACCTTGAATCTCACATACTCTATCATTCAATACATTCTACAATCTACAGACATATTGGTTCATTCTGAGATTATTGAAGATCTGGGGAGAGGGAAGGAGGAGGTCATATAATTCTAGAATACTTGAGAGTGATAGATATAGTATATGATATAGTCCCAGAATAATCAATGAATGAACTTAGTAGCTCAGATGTATATGGCACTAATCCTACACTATCTGGTAAGCTCCCAGTTAATGCTTCAGCTACTAGACTGATGTATTAATTATATTAATGATAAGATATGAATATGATGAATAGCCCAGATAGTAATATCATTCATTGCTCACGCCTCCAATCACAACAATTAATGTATTAACTGTACAACATACTCAAGTAATTAATCGATAATCTATTAACTCTCAATCTATCATACTCTATCATTCAATACATTCTGCAACCTATGAACCTATTCCTTCCCTCCAAGATTATTGAGAATGTGTTGATCCCAGGGAGAGGGAAGGAGGAGGTTAGGATAATCTGATAATCTCAGGGTCACAGGATTACAATACCATGAGACTTCAGTATCTTGGATAATTGCTTCAGTATATATTACCGTTAATGCATTCATACTACACTATACTCAATGATCTATGTCATTACATCAACGGTCGGTGAAGTGATTACAATCGTTCTACAGATTAACATGATGCATCCTGCAATATGATAGATCCTGAGATTATTGAATCATCCTGACCTCCTCCTTCCCTCTCCCTGAATCTTCAATAATCTCAGAATGTAGCAATAGATCTATAACTTAGAGTTAGATTGAATGACGGAGTATGATAGATTGAGAGTTAATAGATTATGGACTAATTGCAATCATATATTACATAGTTACTACATTCATCAATGAGCAATGAATAGACTACTAATTAGATCATATACTGTTACATAGTGTTAGGTTATATCATAGATTATTCAATTAATTAATACATCAGTCTAGTAGCTGAAGCATTAACTGAGAGCTTACCAGATAGTGTAGGATTAGTGCCACTATTGTACTAGACATTGATGTAATTATTCATATATTGTTGTATCTTCAAGTCTATGAGTTCATTACTCTCAAGTATTCTAGAATTATATGACCTCCTCCTTCCCTCTCCTTGAATCTCCAATAATCTCAGGATCAAGCAATAGATCTATAACTTAGAGTTAGATTGAATGACAGAGTATGATAGATCCTAGGATCCCAGGAATATTGACAATTACATTAACTATGCAATCGATTGATGTAATTGTCAATATTCTTCGACAAGACAGAGATTACTATTGTCATTATATCTAATACTTGGAATTATTATACATTACATAATATAATTAATACATCAGTCTAATAGCTGAAGCATTAACTGGGAGCTTACTAGGTAGCATATGATTAATGCATTGACTATACTAGACATTGATGTAATTACTCAACTGGTCTATATCTCTCAGAGTACTAAGTCTATCACTCTCAAGCATTCTAGAATTATATGACCTCCTCCTTCCCTCTCCCCAGATCTCCAATAATCTCAGAATCAAGCAATATGTCCATAGATTGTAGAATGTATTGAATGATAGAGTATGTGAGATTCAAGGTATCCTGAATTAATGATATATTCTTGAATATGTTAGACAGTCATGACATTGACTCGAACTCTCCAGGTATCACAGGATTAATGTCATCAGTGTCTGGTATATTAGTTCAATTATCCATTCAATGTATATCTCTCAGAGTACTAAGTCTATCACTCTCAAGTATTCTAGAATTATATGACCTCCCGCTCCCCTCTCCCTGAATCTCCAATAATCCCAGAATGAACCAATATGTCCATAGATTGTAGAATGTATTGAACGATGGAGTATGATAGATTGGGAGTTAATAGATTATTGATTAATTGTAATAGCATACTGGATAGTGACTACATTCATCAGAGCATATTGAATAGACCTCTAATTAACTCATAGACTACTATATAGTACTAGGTTATATCGATATTAGTTCAATTAATTAATACATCAGCGTGATAGTTGAAGCATTAACTCAGAGCTCATCATATAGTGTAGGATTAATGCATTGACTGTGTGACATACTCAAGTAATTAGTCCATAATCTATTAACTCTCAATCTATCATATTCTGTCATTCAATACATTCTACAATCTATAGACTTGTTCCTTCATTCTGAGATTATTGGAGTTCTGGGGAGAGGGAAGGAGCAAGTGATATAATCTAATAATGTGTCAACTCAGTAGGTTCATAGACTTGAAGCTAGAACGGTAATCCAATAATTACATCAATGTCTGGTACAGTCAATGCACTCATACTATACTACCTGACAAGCTCTCAGTTAATGCTTCAACTATCACGCTGACGTATTAATTATATCTCAATATATTATGTAATTAGACCACTGCAGCTATTGCTATTGTGTAATATATGGATATATCAGATGATGCGGGATTATTGTATTAACTAATCTATATGTTAGTGTAATTACTTGTATATTGTAGTACCTTCAATTCTATCAATCTATCACTGCCAAGTATTCTAGAATTATATGACCTCCTCCTTCCCTCTCCCCAGATCAACCCATTCTACGAATGAAGGAACAAGTCTATAATCTCACAATGTATTGAATGACAGAGTATGATAGATTGAAGGATCCTAGGAATATTGACAATTACTTCAACATCTAACACTATCAATGCATTCATACTATACTGCCCTGTAAGCTCTCAGTTAATGCTTCAGCTATTAGATTGATGTATTAATTATATAATTCATATACTTAACATTACTATCAACCCCCAGATGATAACGGCATATGTCACACAATCATACCAACATCACAGTTCGTTGAGGTATATCACTCATATTGCAATGTAATCTATTACTAGTCTGTGTCAATTCAATGCCACTTATCAATATTATATATCAATGATAATACTCTCTCAGGGATGAATGTAATATTACTTCAATGTATGGGCATAGTCTCAATGGAATCATATCACAGCTACAGAGTCTAACTGATTGTGATATGATTGTAATCTATACAACTCTAATACATGAATCATACAGTGCTTCATTGTCTTCATGATTAATGCATAGAACTATCTTGTCTGAGAGGATTAATCTAATACACTTCAGGCATAACTCACGATATTGTGAATCTAATGAGGCCATACATTCATCCAATAGTAGAATAGGGCAGGAACTAATCTTAGAACAAGCTATAGCTAACGCCATGGAGATTCTATCAGCTTCTCCTCCACTGAGTTGATTGATTGAATCATATTCCACACCTCTGTAGAAGATGGAGAAGTTAACTTGAGGCTTGATCTGCTTAGTACTCTTCAACTCTCTGAATAATCCCAACTGTACTTGAATGTCCTCTTCGAATATGAGGGGGAGGATGACTTCAAGAGTTGAATTGATGATAGATACTGTACCTTCAAGGAGATCACACTCTTCTTGAATTGCATTAACCTTGAGATTGGAACATGCTTGAATGTGAGACTGAAGGACTTGTATCTCTTGAAGTTCTACCTTGAGAGAGTTCAGTCTAGTCATCATCTGTTGAGAGTAAGCCGATTCATCTATTGATCTATTCAGCTCATTGCTTCTATCCTGTAGAGTCTTCATCTGTTCTTCTAATCCTTCCTCCACAGGTATGGATGTTAGTTGATTAGTTAGCTTAGTAATCTCAGCTTGTACAGATTGATATCTATCCATGTTAGCCTTCATCCTGGAGAGTTCATTACTTAACTGTGTGATCTTAGTCTGTAGAGTGAACGAATCCTCCTGTATATCACAATCTTCAATCTTAGGGATGGAAGCAATGAGCTCTCTCTTGTTCTTCAATGCTCTCAAGTGTTCTGGATCATACTGAGGAGGCTTAGCATCTGATGACTTGATCTGTAGCAATCTATCCAATCTATACCTCACTTCACTAATTCTTCTAGATATCGTCATAGGATCAGGGCCATTGATGATATGATCATACTTCAACTTGAATTCATCCAGGGATATATTGAGATAATGGGGATTGATGCTATTACATAGTGTTCTTCTCCTCTCATTGGATCTCTGCTTCATTGATAGATCATGTAGTTCTCTCTGAATAGCATCTGAATCAATATGTCCTTCAGAACATAACTCTAACTTACTTCCTACAAGCTTCAATGATTGAGAGCATCCCGGACACTGCATGGTATTGAGCCCTAGCTTAGACTTAAGTTCATTAATGTATTGAGGATCAATGTCATATTCAGGGATACTATCCAATTCAGTCTTAATTCTCAATGTGTTAGCGAGTTGATCTCTTAATGACGCCTGAGACATAGATTCATTCAATGATGTTAGCTTCTCTTCAAGCCTAGAAGTATCATCACACTCCCCTAGAGAAGCTAGCATCTTCGAATGTTCTTGCCATTGCCATTGTTGTCTGAGAGTGAGGTCTATCAATTGATCAGTTACTTCAAGATCTGGTATGTCTTCAACTTCAGGGATAGATGCTTCAATTCTCATCTTCCTCTGGAGTAGAGTCTCCCAAGTTCTTCTCCTATCTAACTGTCTAATGAGATCATTAACATTGCCTTGAATCTTGGAGATATCTTCCTGAGATGTAGGGTATATACTGTTCAATGTGTTAGTCTGTTCATCCAAGGAGGATTGAATGGCCTTCCTCATTCCCATGTTGAAGTTATTCCTATCAATCTTAACCTTGAGATCATTGAGGGTACTCTGAATGTGTTGATGCTCCTTGATTAGAACTTGAATATGCTCAGCAGTCTTCATCTCTGTGAAGTTAGGCTGTCTCTGATTATACATAGAGTTGTACTCAGTGACCTTACTCTCATATACAGGTGTAAGTTGTAATAACCTCATCTGAAGAGACTTGAGATTCTCAGATATCTTGGAATGAAGCTTGTCAGGCTGGAAGTCTTGGAAGCTTAACTCATTAATTAACTGCATTCTGTCCGATTGAGAAGAGATCATCATTCCAGATCTCATACCTTGTTGGATATACCCAGCTGTTGTGAATAATTGCTGAGAACCCATCCTTGAATTGATGAAGGATTGAGCTGATTCACCGTAGAGAGTATGTCCTTGAGTCGTGACTTGGAGATGTTCTGGATTCTTCATTCTAGTGATTGTCAAGTCAGAGGGATATTGGATTGTTACTTCAGTCCTAACCTTCTTCCTTCCATGGGGATAGACTCCTCTCATGGATCCATAGAGACACCAATAGATTGATTGGAAGATAGTGCTCTTCCCTGTTCCAGATCTTCCAGAGATTAGAACCAGAGAGTTATTGATGAATGAATATTGAGCATGTTCGATAGATCTGAAGTGATTGATGGATAGGATCATGATTACTGAATTTTAGATGAGTCTCAATGCCGATTGATGGAGGTCAAATCTTAGAATGGGTCTGGGGAAGATATCCAAGTCAGTTCTGAAGTATATACATGTTAGAGTAGATGATGAAGACTTCGAGTACATAGTCTATAAGTTCATGAGGAAGTATCTATCTGATGTTGGGGTAACTGATGATGAGAAGAAGTTAAGCAAGGCTATATCTGTTAGGTTCAGTCTAGATAGAATGGCTTGTAATCTCGCTGTGGGTCTATTCACAGTATTCTATGACTCTAGGAAGACATCTATCCTTGATGCTCAGACCCTAATCACTATGTCTGAGACTACTATGCCTCCAATACTGGAAGATGTTGATTCAATCAGAGAATGCTTGGACAAGTGCTGTCATAGAAGTGATCTCTTCACAATGAAGCTGTTAATAACATTATGTCTGATCATATCCAGGGATTGGATAGCATTAGATCTAGATCCTAAGAGAGTTAACGATCTAATACCTGTAGACTGTGGAGTTCTCTTCGAAGTATTAGCTATGTGCTGCTATGATTGTGGAGTATTCAAGGGATTAGACTAGAATATGTTACTGGAGAGATTGTATCATTGATGTAATGACATAATCGTGGGAATGAAGGTAGCAATGTGTATGAGATTGCATCATCAATGTAATGATGTGATCATGAGTTCATGGGATTATTGGGATACACTGAGTTCTCCAACTTCTAGGAATGTAATATCAACTCCAGGGTCTATCGGTTGTTCCTCGGGATTGACAGTATCGAAGTATGCTTCATTGGGAGGTAACGTGATATTATACCAGACATCATTGTATAATATGGAATAGACCTTCACTCCATTGTCTGAGGCATTGATTCTTCCACCCCAAGCAGATTCAGCTGTTAATCTCTCAATCAGAGAGTATACGAAGTTCTGAGCTAATGACTTGACAATATCTTCGAATGTGCCATTGATTGTGTCTGGAATATTAGAGTTCAAGAGTCTAGCTGAGTTCATATACTTCAATCTGATATCTCCTGGTTCTGAGTCTCTAGGCCATGTGATAATGAAGTAGGTATTGGAGTCTTCATTCTCTAGATCATTAGGTACCCTGGCAGGTTGCGTTGATGAAGTGAATTGGTTAGCTTGATCTCTCTGATTCCTTGTGAATTGGTTAGCTTGATCTCTCTGATTCCTTGTGAATTGGTTAGCTTGGTCTCTCTGATTCCTTGTGAATTGGTTGCTATAGATTACATTAGCTTCTGTGTCTCTGAGGAGGAACTTGATGAGGAAGTAAGTGATTCTAGCATCTAACGGATCCTTACCCTTGAGGATGCATGATGAATCAATCACGGTGAACTCATATCCTAGATACTCACTATGTAACTCGTATTGATCTCTGGAGTAAGGAGCTATGATATCATCTCCCGGGTTAGACATTCTCTCCAATAATGTGAAGTTCTCCTGGCGGGTAATAGTCTCAGGTGTGAGTTCATTCCTAGGATTAACAACTAATATAGTCCATCCCAGAACTTGAATCATATCATCCTGAGGAGGTATGTTCCATCCAACCAAGATATGGCCTCTGGAGTATCTCATGGGATTGATCTCTTCCATGAATGCATTAATATCAGATCTTGAGAGGAATAATTCAATACCTGAGTCTAATAGAACCTTCCCTGAAGACACAATGGTAACAGAACTAACTCTGAAGTATTGTTCTATTAGAGCTTCAATAACTCTACGAGCATTAGCAGATAGATTAGTATTGAACCTGAGAGGTATATATGTAATCCTAACAGCTATATCTCTAGCATTGGGATCAGAGTACAATCCTGAGTATATGAATGTATTGTTGAACACATGGACTGTAGCTGTTAAGTCTACAAGATCTAACAGAAGGAGATGATCTTGCCTCACACCTGCATCATATTCATCGACTATCCACTGTAGTTGTGACATTTAAGTAATACTTCAGAGATTGAATGACTCTTCGAGCTGTTGTAATGTTGTCGGGGCAATGTTCTGGATGTTATGGAAGGATTAAGTGATATTGCTGAGAGGATCTGAGTTATTGGATGATATCGTATGAGCTTGTGATGTTATGATTGAGTTCATATGATAGATGAATGGAGAGTGTAATGATTGGGATGATGGATATGATACTGTTAATTAATTGCGTATCTTCCCGAGTATAGCGTTCGAGTTCGATTATGGATCGAATTGATTCAATGTTACTTAAGGCCGATGTATTTATGATGAGATGATGATAGATCATGTTCGAATCCCCTCATGGATCATAGTACACTAAGGGAGTCATTGGAAGGATTAAGTGACTGTAGAAGACAGTTAGAATTGGACTCAACATCTGATGGGAGAGAATAGATTCTCCAGAGGTTCAGGATCACTTGAGATGGTGAGAATTAGACCTGATCTTCAAGGGATAATTAATCTCTACATCTCTAACATACACCGAAGGATATGAGCTCATCCACTAGACGTTCTAGTTATTACGTCAACCTCTCAGATAGCGAGAGCATTAATTCTACACAATGATAGATCATGTTCGAATCCCCTCATGGACTACTGCTCACCGGGAGGTATTCTGGACATATTCAATGACTGTGGGATATAGTGAGAATTGGACTGAACATCTGGTGGAATAGACTCAATTCTCCAGGGGACGAGATCGTTCTGTAACAACGAGATTAACATTCAATTCCGAGGGATGGCCAATCTCACTATCTAGATGGTTCTGACATTCATTCTGATAGTCTCAGGGAATATGACATGTCATGATAGTATCGCTCTGTGTGTGTGTGTGTATACTCGAGATGATAGACCTTCAGAGATATGAACATCACTACCGAAGGTGATACTATTCAATGATCTGTATGCCGATGCTCTCAGAGGTTATGATCTAACGATGATATCTCTCACGTAACAATGGAATCAATCAAGACCGTGATATCATCATGTATTCAATCTATAACAATTATCCCCTCCACATCCATGGGAATAGATTATTACATCATGATGAATGTAACGATCTCATATATTACTTACATATTAGCTGCTATACTCATGGCCTCTTCAACTGATGAACAAGATATCAGTTCAGGTTGATTAGCTCTGTAGAAGATTACAGGTAGATCAGGAGATATAAGCTTATATATCAACAGACTAGAGACATTGAAGTTAGTGAATCTGTTATCATTCCATGTAGCTCTGTACAATTGATTAACAACCACAGGCTCTAGCTTCCACTTAGTAATGAAGTCTGAGTCTCCTTCGGTTAGAGCTATATATCCATCAGAGTACCATATCCTCAATGCTCTCTCAACTCTGATATTACACGAATCTACAGCCATCATGTAATCTGTGAGTATATTCATTGAATCATTAGGCCCTTGAACTGTAAGATCTGCTAGTATTCCAAGTTCATTATCATACATGCATCTGTTAGTTAGTTGTTCTAATGGAATGAAGGGAAGCACAGATCTAATCCAATGCTCCGGAATTAGCTCTCTATTGTATAGGTCTCTGACTTGAGCCTTAGTTGAGAAGATCACACAGAATCCATTGTAAGGGAATCTATCAACTATCTCTTGGTATCTTGCTTCTTCCTCAGGTCTCAGAGTGATATCATTACCCTGGAGATCTTGGAATGTAAGACATTGAACTATTCTGTCTTCAATCTCAATCCCTCTCCATGAATGTATCATGTTACTTGGAATGAAGTGACTAACCTTAGTATTGAGACAGAATAGTTGATACTCTCTCAATAGATTATCTGTCTCAGCACATCTTGTAGCAGTTCTCAGATCAGGGACAGGCTCAGAGATTGATGATGTAATAACCATTGTTTGCATTGTGAGAGTACTAAATCATGATATATAACCTATCCAAGCTTCAGATTACAGGAGAATTAGATAATAACACTCCTCAATGTGTCCTCCTTGAAGTTCTAGATGCAGCGGGATATGGATATGAACCTCTAGATCAACCCAACATGCATTATAGATTGTTGAAGGCAGCCTCAACTAGCACGTTGGGAGACAACACCATTGAGAGTATTAGTGAGGATGATCCTTCATTCCTTCAATACTTAGTGAGATACGTTAATACCCACATGTCTTGGAGAAGAGCTCATATTCTTGAAGCATTCCAATTCCTCTATCAATTCTCTCAAGCTGAATCTGTTACATCCATCATAGATACATTACCCCCTCTGGGATATGGTAGACAGACTCCCGAGAATATTAGAAGCTTAGATGCTTGTGTTCTCTACAGAGCTTGTAAGGAGTTATCTATTGAAGTTAATTACGACACAACAATAGATCTCATGTATTCAGCTGTAATGATGAGAGGATATGATCATAAGCAGTTATATCTGGCTCTGAACTCTATAATCTACAGTATGGATAGGTCTCAATTGATCTCTAATCTAATCAGGAATAACTTCAAGATCCCTGAGATTAGGGCATTACCTCACATATCAGAGGAGGAAGCATTGGAGATTAGATCTAAGTTCAATGGGTTGGATATCCCTGAGGTTACAACAGATGAAGAAGCCATCAAGTACTGTTATGTTCTCTTCAATAGGGATATATCCGGAGATCTCAATCCTATGATATCCTATCAACTCATAGCTACCGAAGGAGAAGATGATGGAGAGGATATGATTGAGAGTCCTAGATAGTTATTGGTATGTAAGCATTGTATCAACTGATCAATTGATGTGATGATACATTGATGGTAGAGTATATGAACTCAATCGTGACTATGATATACCAGATGATATAGATGGTGAACTTAATTACATCAACACATAAGCTGATGTGATTATGATTATACATGATCTCAAGGATTACTCAATCATTCTCTTCTTGAATAATTCGAAGAGTGTTAGGATAGATCCGTTCAATCTCTGTACTTCTTCCTTCATATGTTGTACCTCATTGTTCTTGTTAGCTGTGATATTACATTCAATCTCAGATAACTTCTCTGACCAATACTCCCTCTCTGTTGCTATAGACCCTTCAAGCTCTGAGATCTTATCATGTAGGGATCTGTTCTTCTCTACAAGCTCTGAAGCTATACCTTTCAGTTCTAAGATCTCTTGCTCCTTGGCTTCTATCTCTCTTCTCCATTGCTCTGTTGCTTCTTCGATTAATGCTTGAGAGTCTTGATGAGTGACCTTGGCGTTAGATCTATGTTCCTCAATCTCTGAGATTACTCTATTGATGTGAATAGTGATATCATCCTTCGATGACTCAGTGTTAATCAACTGTAATTCCTCTCTGACAATACTTCTAATCTCCTCAGGTCTCATCTCAGTTTCATCACAATTGAGATATTCATCTACAGATGAGATTATGTCCTGGCTTCTGAATATTAATCTGTCCTCTTCAGTTGTAATAATGTCCTTATCAACGACTTGCCTGAGCTTGTACTCTTGATCCTCCGGGATCTCATGGAGAAGGATATCAAGCTCTCTTCCCCTGGAGGTTATTATGGACATGTTACCGGTACGCTTGTATTGATGATCATTCTGTTCATTATCTCTTGTGATATGCTTGACGTGTTGGGTATACCTGGGAGCTACGCCATCAATGATATTATCCAAGTTGTCTCTATCAGTCTGATCATCTCTTCGTGGATTGATTGGATTATGATGCTTAGCTGAATAGATCTCCCGATCATCTGATGATGTGATATATTGATTATTCTTCTTAGATCTAACGTTATGCTTAGCCTTGGAATTATTATGGCCATCTGAATCTGAGGTATCATCCGATCTATGATGTTGTCTCTTGATATACTCATACTCATCAGATCCTGAGGTATCATCCGTTCTATGATGTTGTCTCTTGAAGTATTGATGATCCTCGGATTGTGTGGAATCAATGCCATGTGCTTGTCTCCTCTTGATATACTCATACTCTTCAGACTCACTGATACTATCTACTCTACGATGATCTCTCTTGATGTACTGCTCTTCTTCAGAGGGATTGATATCATAATCCTGCTTGTTCACGCGATGTCTGTTGGGATCAGATTCACGTTCAATATCTGTGTTATCTATTAGATTATGCGGTCTAGTCTTGGAGTATCGTCCTGGAGATTGAGATTCATTAGAGGCATCAATGTTATGTGCTTGTCTCTTGAAGTGTTGAGGGTCTTCAGGTTCAATTCCATCTGCATCTCTAGTGATTCCCTTGTGGTATACTTCCTCACTTACAGATTCATCCCTTCTCTCATATCCTTGATAGTTATGTAGCTCCGGGGTTGGAACTCTATCCAATCCAACACGTGTCACTCTGGGATCATTCTCCGGTTCATCATCTGTTCTGAGCATAATATCCAACTCTGATGTACTCTCCTGTTGTGATTGTTCAATGATGTGATCTCTTCCAACAATGGGAACACAAGATGAAGGAATGAAGCCAATCCATACGCTCCAGAAGTCCTCATGATGTTCGATTAATGAACGAAGGACAGGATCATTAACTTGAGAGATGAAGGCTGGAGAGTTAGCTAAGTATACATCTGATCTCGTGATTCTTCCATCGAGGTGAATGGTATCATCGAACTTCCACACCTTCCACTGAGATAATGTGTAGAGAGCTAGAGATAGGCAGGAACCATAGATGAAGTTATGGAAGAGAGCTTCATCATCCTCTCCAGATACATTGATGATCTTACAACCTCTCTTGCGTTGGAATAGAGTCATATTAGCGCATACATTGCTAATCTTAGATGATAGAGTGGAACTGTTATCCAGGATGGAATTGAAGATGACATCACCTGAAATAACCTCCTTGTTGTCGTTATATTCAATGGTTATCTCATCAATATCCCATGAACAGAATGATGGAGTTACTGTGATCTTCAGAACATTGTCTGAACTTGTTGAAGTATCTGAGGGATCATCTATGTGGATTGAACCGTCAGATGTTATCAATAGGCAGGAGTTCTTGATCTGGTACATTTAGTGCACTAATGCGTAAATAATTGAGATACTAATCGAGTGTTAATATGTGGTATCACCTCGTAAATCGTAAGGTAATATCACAATCATAATCCAATGATATCATCTATTCGTAGACTTCCATCAACATCTTCATCCGCTCCTCAGGTCTGTCCAGCTGTTCAGGTAGATAACACTGCTCAATCAGATGAGATTGTTACAGTTAATAGATCGCAGAGAGAGTTGCTGGATACTGTGGCTATGGAACTTCAGGAGGATCTCCCAATCGTTGAGATCACAAGTGTTATTGTCAACCTATATGATGACAAGGAGTTGAGGGAGATGGCAGCAATAGCTGTGTATGATGAAGAGGAGACAGGTCCTAATTCGGTCAACAGTTCTAGATTGGGAGTTACAACATATAATGGACTCTGTGGAACTTGCAATCAATCCAGTATGAGATGTAGAGGACATTACGGTTACATCCGCTTGAATAGAATGGTTAATCATCCTCACTACGTCTCTCAGATCATTCAAGTACTCACCAGCGTATGTAACTCATGTGCTAGATTGAAGTTGGATCGCAGAAGTATGGAGGAAGCCGGTGTTCTCAGAATGACAGGCCCTTCGAGATTGAGGGCTATAGCTGAGAAGTCATCCGGTCTTCAATGTACACATGATCATAGCATTGATGGTGTTAAGAGATGTAATCCCAACCCTATCTACAACTCCTCCAAGGGCAAGGACGGAGAGGTTATCACTTACTCCTTCGCTGAGTTAGGCACTGGAGGTAAGAAGGGCACAGGTAAGCCTCAGCCTAGATCATCTGAAGAGGCATTCGGTATTATCACAAGAATCTCAGATGAGGATGCTGCTATGTTAGGCTTCGTGGGAACACATCCCAGATCTATGATCTTACAGAGTATTCCAGTGATCCCTGTGAACTCCAGACCTTCAATCATCATTGATGGAAGAGTTGAGCATCACTTCTTCACCTTACAGTATATGAAGATCATTAAGGCTAACAATGAGTTGAAGAAGCTAATAGGAGGAGGGCCTAATGCTCAGAATGCACGAGATACTTGGTATGCAGAGCTTCAGAGAGCTATCTCTCAATTGATGGACTCAGAAGGTGATGACAAGAAGAATGTGGGTATTAAGCAGACTGTTCACTCCAAGACAGGTCTCATTCGTCAGAACATGGCAGGTAAGAAGGTTAACTTCACAGGTAGAACTGTAGCTGGTCCCGATCCAACTCTGAAGTTCGGAGAGGTTGCCGTTCCCATGTGGATGGCTCAGTATCTTCCAGTTGACGAGAATGTGAACTCTTACAATATCAATCATCTCACTAACTTATTGAAGATGGATCCACCTAGGATTGTGTCTATAATCCCCATTGGAGGTCCATTCAAGGGTATAACCTTCGCCATCAAGAGGAGTATGGCCAAGGATGTGAAGCTATCCATAGGTGACAAGGTTAAGAGATGGTTGAATACGGGTGACTATGCTATCGTTAACAGACAACCAACTATTCAGAAGGAGAGCATGAGAGCTATGAGAGTAGTCCTCAGACCCGGTAACACTATCAGAATCAGTACAGCAGATACAACTCCGTTCAATGCTGACTTCGATGGTGATGAATTGAATATCCACGTAGTTAGATCTGCTCAAGCTGCCGCTGAATTGACTGAGATTATGAGTTCTCAGAATTGTATCATGAATCAACAATCCAACAGACCTATGGCTGCTCCATCCTTCGATACATTGACAGGAGCTTACATTCTAACAATGGATGATGTCACTATAGACCCAGCAACATATATGGATTGTCTGATGAACATTCAGAACCAGGATGGGCTTCCCTCATTGAATGGAAGATTGAGGCAAGCAGGGATTAGGAGATATTCAGGTAGAGCTCTATTCTCGGCCATTCTTCCTCCTGACTTCTATTATGTTAAGGGTAACGTACTTGTAGTCAATGGTGTATTAGTGAAGGGAACTCTATCGAAGGAGACTATTGGTGTTAGTCAGAACTCTATGGTTCAAGCACTTCACGAAGATTATGGAGCTGCTAGAACTGCCGACTTCATTACTGATGCTGCCTTCCTGATCAACAGATGGTTGAAGGGTTATGGATTCACTATCGGTCTAGGTGATTGTATTCTTCAAGATCAAGGTCTAACTGCTGAAGAGAAGCAACAACGCCAAGATGAGTTAGATCAGATAGGCTATGGAGATGTGATGAGATTACGTGATGAGATTGATACCATTGAGGTTGAATCATCCAGGGATAATATTATGTCATTAGCCAGAGAGGCAGGTGTTGATGCAGATACATTAGACGTTGTAACACCTGTCGAGAGGAACACTAATGTTGTAGAGCTCCAGAACAAGATTCAGAGATTAACAGATAGGATTGATACCTTGAAGCAAGAGGTATTAACGGAGAGATTCGAGAGGGTGATAGAGATTAAGAACAGAGAGATAACAGCATTAACCTTCGATCTCAATGCAACTAACAATCTGCTAGGTATTAGTGTGGAAGGTATCGAATTAGCTAAGCAGGAGCTGAGAGACATTATGGCCAGAAGGGACTCATTACCTCAGTTGAGAGATAGACTAGCTCAGTTAGAATCCGAAGTCGATATGGATGAAGTGGCTAGGATTCAAGACAAGTACATCAATCTAGTCAAGAGCAGAGAGGGATCAGTGGCTAGATCCATTCAACAGAAGAATGAAGAGACAATAGCATCTGTAGAGGCTATGGGACTAGAGCCTGAGGATCCATATAGAGCTGAGAGACATGCCAATGAGATTGGAGGTATGGTTAATATATCTAAGACTATGGGTGAGTTAGCCTCAGAGACAGGTATCTCCTATCACAGTCCTCTCAATATTATGCCTAACTCAGGATCTAAGGGTTCTAAGGTTAACACAGCTCAGATTACAGCTGGGTTGTATCAACAGTTCATCTTAGGTAAGAGAGTTGAGCCTACTCTGATGAATGGAACAAGATGTCTACCATACTTCGCAGCTAATGAGACTAATCCCAAGGCTAGAGGATACTGTACTAATTCATTCTTCAGCGGTCTAGATCCATCTGAGTTCTTCTATCATGCTGCTGCAGGTAGAATGGGTCTTACAGATACAGCCATTAAGACAGCTGAGACAGGTAGACTTCATCGTGATATCTCTGAAGCATTGAAGCCTCTAATTCTTGAATTCGACGGTACTGTGAGAGGACCTAACAGCAAGATCTATCAATTCGCCTATGGTACCGGAACAGGCATGGATCCAGGTAAGCTCTCCAGATTCAAGTCAGATTCAGTCATGGGAGATGATCAATTCCCATTATTCGTTGATATCAGAAGAATGTTCGGAAGAATCAATGCTCAGTATGGATTCATAGATCTTGAAGCTAAGACAGAAGAGTCATCAATATCATATGATCCAACTATTGACCCTGAGAGATTCGAGAATGCAGACTTCGATATTGAAGATGGATACGATTAAGATACTAAGATTACATCATCTAATGTGAGAAGGTGATGTAATCCCAACATGATCTGTGAACGGAAGATATCAGATGATATTCATATCTGAACTATGTAATATCTGTGATTAGATGATATACTCATATGCTCATAGCTCAGAACATACATATACCGGAGTTATATACTCTTGATTATTGATTGAATGAATTCAGGGATATGAGGTTAATGACTCAGATAGTGTAATACTCAATCAATAGAACATATTGTTCCTGACATTGTAATAATTGAGACATACATCTAGTGTGATTGATGCATTAATCCTGAGATAGTCTGTGAGTTCAAGTGATTACATTAACTGTGATATATGAATGAGTTAATGTAACCAATCACTAATATAATTGAATGTGACATGAATAGTCATTGTAATCACTTGATCTGGTAGAATTGAGAGGGATCTGGGCATCGACTGTAACTTGAGATCGTCAATTGATCAACATTGTAACAGATCTAGAACATCAAGGTGTATATGATACAATACTTCAATAGATCTGAGATCTAACCAGATTGAATGAGATCCATAGGGCTAATATCTCAGATAGTACAGACTTAAGTTCTTGAATGATGTATACTTCTGGATCTAACAATTGAAGAGTACATAATCCATAGTTGATGCAATTATCTGATGACAGTATTAAGTCAATGAGTAATTGCATCAACTATAGGATGTATGCTTGAATTATCTCATGAGAACTAAGCCATTGGAGTGTATACTATTGATAATCATGAGATAATTCAATGTAGTATAGCAAGGTAACATGAATGCTATGACTGTCAGATATGGATGAACTAATCCCTGCAGAGTAATAGATCTAAGATATCAGAGTTGTTGATAGCTGAGACATTCAATCATTACAGTACACTCAGATGAGATAATTGCATTGACTGTAAGATATGAATGAATTGAGATTGATATCATGACAGATCTCAGATATCAGAGTGATTGATAGTCATATACCCTAGAATATTGAGATCTAACCGAATTAATTGAGATCTATGGAGCCAATATACCAGATCAGTTAGACTTGACTTCTTGAGTAATGTATAATCTCGAATCCTGGAGATATTAGTAATTGAGACATATATGTAACACAGTCATTACATTAATCCTGTCAAGTCCTGTGAGCTCAGATAATTACATTAACTATTAGATTGATTGAGCTAATTCTAGCAGATAGTGAGATATTGAGTTACCCAGGATTACAGCCTATTCAATCATTCAATGTAGTACAACGAGGTAATCTGAATGCTATGACTGTCAGATATGAATGAACTAATCCTCTTAGTAGAATAGATCCCAGATATCAGGGTGTATGTTACAATACTTCAATATATCTCAGATCTGGGATATTGAATGAGATCCATAGGGCTAATATATCAGATAGTATGTCTCCTCACCCTCGGATGATGTATACCTCTAGATCTAACAATTGAAGAGTATACATCTTACAGTTAATGTATCAATCTGAGGTCGCTGTGAGTAACTGATTGATTGCATCAACTGTAGGATATGTATTAGCAATCAATAACTAATGAATTAACAATTAATACTAATATCCAACAGTTGATGCAATTAGATAGATGTTACCTCAGCTTGAATGAACTTAGATTACATGACTATGGTGTAAGTAATGTAATCCTGAATTAATGTGAATATGAGACATCACTGTGGCTGTCATCCTATTCATTAGATCTTGAAGGATTGTGTAGAATTGAAGGACTGACTGTGTTACATATATGTGATAATTGAGATCTTCAGGATTATCTCATAGATGACCTATTCTGGGGATGCAAGTCTATCCTATCTTGACTATTGGCTCCATAGATCTCAATATTCTAGGGTATATGACTATCAATCACTCTGATATCTGAGATCTGTTCTACTGAGAGGATTAATTCATTCATATCTTACAGTCAATGAATTAATCCGAACCTGATATGTTAGTATGAATGAATGTAGCAACTATTGCATATATCCCTGAATATATATCAACTTACACTGGGATTAATTCATTCATGTAATACAGATAATGTAATTACTTGAGCTCACAGGACCTGACAGGATTAATGTAATGACTGTACCGTATGTATGTCTCAATTATTAATATATCCAGAATTCAAGATTATACATTGCTGAGAGAGTCAAGTCTATCCTATCTTGACTATTGACTCCATGGATCTCAATTAATTCGGTTAGATCTCAATATATTGAAGTATTGTAACACTCAGACTCTGATATTCTGGATATATTGTTCTGAAGAGATTAATTCATTCATATCTGATAGTCAATGCATTGAGAGAACACTGATATATTACATTGAATGAACGCTATCACTGTAATACTGAATGATTCAATATCCTAGTATCTGATAGGATTAGCTCGTTCAATCTAATAGTTGATACAATTATCTGAGCTCATGGGACTTAACAGGATTAATGTAATGACTATATTGAACACATATGTTATTCGTTGATATCTGAGAGATATTAGCTAATTCATCCTGACAGTTAATACATTAATCTAATCTCTCTTAGTATGACAGGATTCAAGCACTAACTGTATTATATGTATATCTCATTCATTGACTCTCTCAGGATTCAAGATTATACATTACTGAGAGAGCCACAGATATCTGATCTGGGATATTGGCTCCATAGATCTCAATTAATTCGGTTAGATCTCAATATTCTAGGGTATATGACTGTCAATCGCTCTGATATTCTAGATCTATCCTACTGAGAGGATTAATTCATTCATGTCTATCAGTCATTGTATCAATATCATCTCTCTGCAATGTACCAAGTAATTACATCAACTGTAGGGCATGAATGAGTTAATTCTGGTATACATTGAGATGTCCAATCGAGATCATGGAGATATGTGAGATTCAAGCATTAATCGTAAGTTGTATGACTATTCAATTACTAGACTTGAGATGATACATCATTGAGAGAGTTAGAGATGTATCATCTTATGTGTTAGCTCCATAGATCCCAACATCCCGGAGTATTGTAACATCAACCATTGTAATATTCTAGATCTATTGACCATCAGGGGATTAGTTCATTCATATCTAGTAGTCAATGCACTAATCCAATATCATTACATATTAGAGGATTGAAGCAATAACTAGTGCCATATATCATGTTAATCATATCAGTAATGGTTGCATAATCAGATATACTTAGATATTGTAGATGATGAATCTTACCTCATCCTCATTCTGTCATAGTTAATGCATTCACTGATAGATCTCTGATTGCATTAATCTTACCACTAGGTGGATTGCTTGCGGATCTCCTCCTGGATACCAGGTCACCAAGGGGACTATTGGATAGATTGAGTGTACTTGAAGTATAGGTGAGATTGAGATCCAACCGAGGTGACAATGGATTAGTTCTCCGAAGGATGGGATTGGTTCAAGACAGTGAGAATTAGACTCGATTCTGTTGGATGATTAATTCATGCTATAGTTGGTAGTGACTCAATGATCTGGAGCTGATCCACTAACTGTCTTAGTAATTGTAACAATAGATCTGATAGTCATTGTATTAATCGATCCGATATGAGGATGATGTTCGAATCTCCTCGTGATCTACTGTCCACTAGAGGGTTATTCAGACAATATCAGTGTACTTGAAGTATAGGTGAGATTAGCATCCAACCAAGGTGAGGATGATCTAGTTCTCTCAGACTTCAAGATCTATGAGATATAGCGAGATTATCGTCTCAATTCAATATCTCAATTAATTCATACACTCGAACAGTGACAATGATCATCTGATGTAATTCCCACCCTGTCATGGGTTAATGCATTCATCACTAGACGTCTGATTGCATTGATTCTGTGATGATCTATTACATTCTAATCTCCCGTGAGCACTACTAGTATTATGGAGGATGCTCCGAAGAGATTGAGTGTTCTTCAGGTAACAATGAGATTAACATTCAACTAACGTGACAATGATCTAGTTCTCTTAGACTTGAGGGTTATCAGAGACTATGACATACATCACCTCAGTCTCCAATCTGAATTAATTCACTCATTCCCACAGTCGTCACAATTATGAATATACATGATCCCATCTATTCAAGATAGGACTATGTCTCTACAATATTACAATACTTAAGCCAGTCTGACAACCGATAAGTTAGCTGTATTAGCTCCTAATGTTACACTCAATGTTACAGTCATACTCAGCTCAATAATATCTCCTGCAGCTAATGATACAATAGCACTTCTAGCGAATGTGTATGTGTTGCTTACAGCAATCAGAGCAGTAGAACTAACGATGGCGGCTGCATTGACATCAATTGCATAGGTTATGGTAACAGCCAATCCAAGTGTAGTGGTGGATACTGTTCCAATGATCTCGTATATACCTGCTGCAGGGACTACATATCTTCCTAATGCCGGGTCGAAGTTATTGCCTGTATCAAGTAATTCAGTATATGCCGTGTAAGGTGATCTACCAATAACGATGACACCTGGAATAGTTCCATCTCTAGCTGAAGCGGCTGTTGTTGTAGCGAAGGTAGGGCCAATAGCTCCCGTAGGGCCTGTAACTCCAGCAGCTCCGGTAGCACCTGTTGCACCTGTTGTTCCTGGAATACCTTGAATACCTTGTAATCCTTGAGGACCTGTAGGGCCTTGAATACCTGCATCTCCTGTGGGTCCTGTGGGTCCTGTTGGTCCATCTAAGCCTGTAGGTCCTCTAATTCCCTGATCTCCCTGAGGACCCTGAATACCTTGTGCTCCTGTAGGGCCTGCTATTCCTTGTGCTCCTGTGGGACCTCTCGCGCCAGTGGGGCCTGCAGGTCCAGCAGGTCCTTGATTACCTTGAATTCCCGTAGGTCCACGTTCACCTTGTATACCTTGAATTCCTTGAGGACCTTGTGGCCCTGTGGGTCCTGTGAAGCCTTGAGGGCCTCTTACTCCTTGAATGCCTTGTGGTCCTTGTATTCCTTGAGGCCCTGTGGGTCCTCTTGCTCCTGTGGGGCCTGTAGGTCCTGGTGTGCTCATAACTTTACAGCATCCCCGATGTAATCTAGGAGAGAAATCGGCATAGTCACGTAACAATCTAATCATTGGATCAGAAGGAAAATCTATCATTGATCGCACAATCTCGAAGGATTGAGTAATCATCTAGTGAGAGAGAGGGATATGAGAGATACGTACCATATTGATGTTGCGATGAATCTATTGTGTTCTACAGAAGGATAGGAACCTCTTCAATGTCCCTGAGAACCTATTGACGTCCTCTCGAAGGAGTATGAACTCTGCCTTGAACCATAGAAGTCTACAACCATTGAGGAGATTAGGCTTAGGTATTGATGTTAATGGAGGTACTGGGACGAACACAATATACCTCAGATTATCACATGTCCAGACTACTGTGTTACTGGGATATACTTGTAGACTTGAATGAACAAGGGAGGCTATCTCCTTCGATACTGATAGGAGAGACTGAATCATGAAGGTATATGTGAATGTGGAAGCTATCACTAATTCCTGAATGTTACTAGAGTCTGTAGCCAATAACCAATAGTTATCTGAGTCTATACGTGTAGTTGGAATCACACTTACCTCTCTATTCTCTTGTTCTGCTCTGTAGAGTATGTCAACGAAGGAAGATCTTCTGAACATATTTCGAAGGAATGAATCGTTAATGTGTCAGAGTACAACTTACATTAACTAGGGACCATCCTCTCACGCTGCGATTCTTGCGCAAATCATGAGATCACTTCAAGTTCACGGATATGCTTGGGATGAAGTAGATCAGGGAGATAGTCACTGTTCTGTAAGGGCTTGGTGCTTGAATAAGGATTCAGAGCCAGTGTTATTGAGAATTGAAGACTTCCCTGTGTTCTGTTACATTGAACTACCTATGTATCATCCTAGAGGTGTATGGGATGAGCATAACTGTAATCTATTCAGAGAGGAGTTGAGAAGGAGATTGCAATTAGATGATGAATCTCTCAAGCTGAACTTCTACAAGAGACAGAAGCTATACTTCTACAAGAATGACACTAAGTATCCTATGATGTTCGCTCAATTCAAGACATTGAACAAGATGAGACATTGTAAGAATCTACTTGCTAACCCAATTGAGATTCCGGAGATTGGGATGATTATGTGTAGAATGCATGAGGTTGATATCCCAGTATCAAGGAAGTTGTTGACTCTCACAGAGTGTGAGTATTCATCGTGGATGCAGATTGATATGGCCAGGAAGGTTCAAGATCATGAGAAGATATCTCTGGTGGATGAGGAATATTACGTGAGTTACAAGACCATCAGGAAGCTGGATGTTAGATGGACTACTTCTCCAATGCTATGTGCTATTGATATTGAGACTTATTCAGATCAACACAAGGCCTTCCCTAATAAGTACAATGCTAAGCATGTAATGTATATGATCTCTGTGATATTCCAGAAGTACAAGGATCCAGGATCTAGAGTTAAGTATCAGATTGTTGTTGGATATTGCCCTCAATTCGGTAATACTAATGTCATCAACGTCCAGACAGAGGTAGAAGCAGCTGATGAACTCTCCAGCTTAGTTAGACAATACAGGCCTCAAGTGTTGACCGGATATAACATATTCAACTTCGATGTTCCTTACATATTGGCAAGATTGGAGAAGGATCTAGCAGATCTCAAGCCTATGGGATACTTGAAGGATTCAGAGAAGACATACGTGAAGGAGAAGATCTGGGAGTCAAGTGCTTATGGTAGACAGCATCTACAGATTCCGATGGCTGAGGGAATTGTGTCAGTGGATATGTACGTGAACATCAAGAGAGATTACAAGCTGAATTCATACAACTTAGATGATGTGTCTCACAAGTTCCTAGGAAGAGGTAAGTTGGATGTGACAGCAGAGCAGATGTTCATAGCCTATGAGAACTTGATGAATGCATTACTTCAAGTGAGAGATGATGGTATGACTTGGATGGAATGGCTACACATCAATTGTAAGGACAAGAGAATAGAGGAACTAGACATACCTGATCATACCTTGAAGCCAATCCAGGAATTCCTGAAGATAGCCGAGTATTGTGATGAAGATTCAGTGTTAGTTCTAGATCTCATGGGTAAGATGAATACATGGGATGGTCTTGTTCAGATGAGCATAGCAGCAGGAGTGCAGATCGTTACAATCTTCACTTCAGGTCAACAGATCAGATGTTATATGTTGTTATACACAGCTTGCTTCAGATCAGATATTGTGATTGATAAGCGTGAAGTACCTACGGATTCATTCGAAGGAGGATTCGTGGGAGATCCAATCAAGGGTAAGCATCCATTCACAATATGCTTAGACTTCAATTCGTTGTACCCTAGTATTATCAGAGCGTATAACCTATGCTTCACCACATTAGTACCTCCGGAGTTACACTCAAGAGTCCCTATTGAACACTGTCATGTATTCGAATGGGAAGAGAAGGTCAAGGTTGTAACTTCTAAGGGTGAAGGTAATGCATTAGATGCAACAGATGATGAGGATGAAGCAGAATACAAGATCATCAAGCATCATCATAGATTCGTCAAGGCAGAGATCAAGGCAGGTATTCTTCCTAAGCTCTGTACAGATCTAACTGAGAGAAGATCAGATGTTAGGAAGAAGATCATGAAGCCATTACAAGATGAGAATGGTGATCCCAGACCGGATCTGACAGAACAAGAGATGTTGGATTATATCGTAGCTAACAACACTCAATTGGCATTGAAGGTAATTAATAATTCAGTGTATGGATTCCTCAGTGCTGAGAATGGAATGGCTGCATTGCCAGAAGCAGCTATGGTGGTTACCTATTGTGGAAGATCTCTCATTAAGCAAGCTAACAACATCATTGAGACCAAGTATAACGGCACTATCATCTATAATGACACTGATTCAACAATGTTCAAGCTTCCATTCGTTAACTCTAACGCTGACTGTATCACATGGGGAAGGAAGCTTGAGAAGGAGATCTCAGCTAATCTACCTAAGCCTCTATATCTTGAGTTCGAGAAGGCAGGGACAATTCTCATCTTCACGAAGAAGCGCTATTCATTCTGGTTGATTGATGTTAAGACGGGAGAGATGAAGGTAGAGAAGAAGACAGGATTACCATCATTATACAACAGAGGGATTCTATTATCACGTAGAGATAACTGTCTCTTCCAGAGAAGGGTGTACCAAGACATCCTAACAATGATCTTCCTAGATAAGACGTTGTTAGATGTGATATATAGAGTGGATCAATATGTGAATGAGCTTCATTCTGGATCTGTACATTACTCTGAGTTACTTGTAACAAGATCGATAGGGGCAACATATAAGAATCCTAACTACTTCATGAAGGTATTCGCTGATGAATTGACGAGAATTGGAAGACCGGCTCAACCTGGAGATAGACTTCAATACCTGATAGTTCATGATTCACAAGGAAGAGAGAAGGTTGGACAGAAGATGAGAATACCTGAGACATATTCAGAGAGGTTGGGAACAGAAGCAGAGGAGAAGATCGATTACAACTATTACACAGAGAAGGCTCTAATGAAGCCAATAGAACAGATGATTAATGTAGCTTACCAACAACAGCTTGATGGAGCTATGCAATATTACAAGCAGAAGGATATTAGAAGATTGTTCATGTACATATATTATGTATACAATCATCAACAACTCATTCAATATGCACTTGCGGCAAGCAACAATGATTATGAACAGGCAGTACAGATAGTGTTGGCTAATCCACCTCATAGATTCAAGACTAAGTATGATGAGTTGAGGAAGAGATTCATTACAAGATGCCGAGAGCGTAATATGAGGGTAACTAACAAGCCAATCAAGGATCGTCTGAAGTTATTAGCAACTAGGGAGAAGGTTGTTCAATCTATCAGAGAGATTGGTCAGAGAATGAGGGGTTAGATGAATAGATTAAGCATTAAGTCACCAGAGGAGGTAACTTCATGTCCATTGAATGTATATTAGAGTGATAGTGACACATCCATTGCTACATCATCCAATATACCATCAATGTACTTGTCATTGTATCATATTCGTGACATTGGCACTGTAGGCACATGAATGAATCAATCTATCCACTCTCTGCTTGCTAATCTCATACATTAATGAATCATCCATTGATACGAATACCGTATATGGTTCTATGATCTATCTACCATCCTAGAGTCCACCATACTTGAATAACTATTCCCTCTTGATATGGTGTCTAATGTATCATCCAATATATCAATCAACTATCCCTTCCGTCTGCACTTCAATATATTAGTCTCTTCTCAACGACCCAATAGACTTGATATGTTATTAGCACAATGCACTACGATTATATCTCCAGGATCTCAAGTATATCATATCAACATATGCCTGATCTATCTATCCCCCAATGAACCCAGGAACTAACACGTTATCCTCATCTCTACCGCACTTAGCTCTGTGCATAAAGCATAACTTAACAATGGAAGATCCCAGATTATCACAGTTGTTATCACTAGACTACTCGGGAATAACACATGATCATGTTAGGTACTCAACCCTAATGGCTAAGTGCTCTGAGAAGGATAGAATGATCATTGAGTTCTTCAGGAAGTACAGAGCATATATCATATCTGATCACATAGACTGGAGAGATGTAGAGATCTTCGTTAAGGGAGTTACAGAGGAATCAGATGGAGGTAAGCACATTGTTACTTGTCCTGAAGTCAAGCGTTCGTTAGAGGAATTAGAGAAGGAGTTCAACTTCGATATGTACATCATCAGAGATAGATATGGAGTGACATTATCATTCTCAACTCTCAGTGAACCTTGTGGCAATATCATATCATTGTTAGATTCAGAACCCAGGACATCACTGAGATATTATAGTAATGGTAAGCCTGAGATACCTTACTCATTCTCCGTTCATCCCAGATCCAAGAATAGTACAGATAGTGAAGGATTACAGAAGATACTGAGATCAGATCCGAACACATTCACCTATCTACTTCTACAATCATCTGTCAGGACTCAATTGAAGAGAGCCATGGTCTCAGGAGAATGTTCATGTATGGGGTTCGATCTAATCCCTGAGTTATACCAAGCTATAGAGGGTAAGCCATTCACTGTTGACACAGTACATAATCGATTAACTGTTGGTGACTACTCCCTTCTTGATATGTTCATTCCATATGATGATGTAGTATCTGTCAGGGGAGAGCACACAATAACCATAGATCGTAAGTTCATGCATACACTATATGCTCTGTACCTGATATTCTCCGACATTAGTCTCATGTAATCAATATAATCTCGATAATAACATCACAAGAGATGTTGTGATCATTGCTATGTATCACCCTCACGATCTATGGTTATTGTGGAATCTCACATGACATGATCTCCTTCATACCTGATTGTGATATCATCCATTCTGTTAGTCACATACATAGACTATCTAACGAACCTATCAATATGATGGATGATATCACAATCTAGTCATCAATCCGCATCACATAATAACTATATGGATTCAATGCATTGAGTAATCTAGACACCAATTGATCCATCCCATTAGTTGAGATGATGTATATCGGTTCCAGGATGATCCTATCATTGTCTGTAACAGGTCTATCAATACTATCAATCTATATAGCTAATTCCCTCCGATCATCTCATAATCTGCTCATACCGCCGAAGGGATCCGGTTCATCACACAGGGATTATATGATTGTCACAATATTGACTATGATCATATGATCTATTCATCTCAATATCTCATGATATATCTTCTAGGGTAGAGTAACAACCCTCTGAGGGGAAATCTCATCAATGTCCGACAATTCATTCCTCTTAGAGATTCAATCAATCATTAGATCTGAAGTATCTTGCGATCTATCCCATCAGCTTGAGTACGAGAGTATCAAGTCTAAGATGACACCTATTGATGGATTACTTCTAGACTTCTGCACTAAGTACTCATGTTATGTTAGCTCTTCTCCCGAAGGGACATCGATCATTACACCAACTTCAGGGATTACATGGAATAACTCAGAGTGTCAGATGTCTCTGGAGATTATGCATGATATCTATGTTATTCAGAGGAAGATATCATTGTACTTCTACTGTAAGACTGAAGAGACTAAGTTCATTGTTGAAGTGATCCATGATCTACTGATAGTCAGACAGTTACTCTCACTGATTAGAACATCAATCACATGTAAGGATGACTTCAACAACATTCTACGGAGAGATACATTCTCTAGATCTAATCAACAATCCACAGAGGATATCATTCAAGATAGATTGGATAAGTTAGATAGGCTCATATCAATCAATCCTGGATTCAATCTAGAACAATTACTTCATCACTTGAGGATGAGGGTATCAATCCTAAGAGTACTTCGATCTCTTCAAGGTAATAATTCTGTTACAACGATCTATGGAGATATAGTCCCCGAAGCTTACAGAGTGATGAAGGATAATCAATTCATCTCAACTAATGGATATGTTGTTACATCATTCAATGAGAGAATACCCAAGGTGATGAGAAGATACTCCTCTGAATTGCATGTGAATGAGTTGAGCATACTATTCAAGCCCAATCCCTCTGTAATATTCACTCTGAATCTAATGTCCATAGTATCTGGGAAGCTTCCCTTAATTCTCTGAGGTACTCAAGGGATACATCATAATCCCCTAATCTCCCGAATGTCATGATCAATGATATCGTCCTCCCAATGTATTGATTGTAAGTTCATACTATAACCAAGTATGGTATGAGCTCTTGAGGTAGATGATGTGGGATAATATTGTGGATGTGAGCTTGAATGTTGTTGAGATTATTCATCTAATTGTATGTAATATCATCTATGGGACATTGTAATTAGGTGATCATGGCACAGATTCATACTTCAGTCTCAGGCTGTGATCCCACTCTAGAGGTAATATTGGAACTTCAAATTGAATTAATTAGCGTTACATCAATTAATCAACAATGAACCAGTTATATGTTAATCATCAGAGATCTGTGAGAATGAGTGAAGTTATGCAAGACATCAAGGATCAAGCCTCGAAGCTATCACGAGAATACAAGATCAATCTTGACACTACCATGGAGTATTCATATGCTCTAGGTGATGAGAACTACATCATTGGTTATGGATACCTATGGGTCAAGGATGATAGACTATACAATGCAATCTTGGGTAAGAACTTCGATGGAACAGACAGAATCAGAGTGTTCGAAGAATCCAAGTACCCTGAATATGAGAGGAAGGAGAGAATGTTCATGGAGATCATGGATGGATTCTGGAAGGATATTGATAACCCAGGATATGTTGATTGGTCTGAATTGCAGAAGAGAGAAGATGAGATCATTGAGAGCTATCAGCCGAAGGTTAAGACTGAAGTGTTACCTCCATTGATTGACTTCTCTAAGCAATTGAAGGAGAATCCAGAGTTCTATGTAACTCCAGCTCATCTGAGAGAGTTCCGTGGAGGGATGAGACATGTTCTCACAGCCTCAGGGGTTGATCCCTGGGTTACTCCAACCATTGTATTGAATGCATTCAACAAGTACCTACCTAATGATAAGATTCAGATCAGAGTAGAGATCAGGAACGGTGTACTTACCGTTACATTCCCTGATTATCAACCTAATCATGAGTTCTATAATCTATCTAGATTCATTCTGAACATGAGATTGAAGTGTTGCTTCTTCAAGAACATGAAGGATGAGATAGTGAGACTGAAGAGTATTGAGACTAAGACCAAGCCGAAGTATTCAGATAAGGTATGTGAAGTTATGATGAAGCATGCATATTATCGCCAGACTAAGTGAGATTGATACTGTACACACACACTTATCTTACATTACCACATGAGAAGGTAATGCGAGATTATCCAATGAGACATGTTATTGATCATGATGTGATATTCCCATGTTGTATTGTTGTGGCATGTTAACATCACAATAACATTGGGGGATTGATTACATCATGATCATGATAATCCAGTATTAACATAATGTGACATTGCAGCGATCTAATATATCTGTCAATCACAAGTAGATGGCATCTCTCATTCAGAGATGTTATCTTTATGAACCCAATATCACTTAGCATTCAACATCGATAGTATGAATGTCCAAGTATCAGCACAACGTTTCTCAGTAGCATATCTCTTGTCATCTCTACTGATAATTATGAGTCTCCCATATGTCTCATTCATGAACCTAGAGTGAATCTCAGGGATAGTTACGAATAGAACACATGGATGAACACGACTGGAGAGATACAATGATCTTGCAAGACTGTCATCTTGAAGGAGGGTAAGTAGGGGTGTCTTCAATCTCTCATGGGCGAATGCTTGTAATGTTAGAGGATGAGATGTGAATCTGGTCCTGAATGAATCATTATCTAACAATTCACCCAACAAGATAGATATATCCTCTGGTCTCTTGAACTTACCGTTACCATCTCTCAAGAGAGGTCTGAGAATATCCATATCATCGAATACGCCCAGAGTTGATATTCTTGAGCATATAGCTTCATCTCTCAGTAGATCAATAATTCTCATGTAATTGTTACGCTCCATGAATCTCTGGAATAATTCCATTAGCATTGACTTCATAATCTCTCCATCGGGGATTGAAGTAATAACGACAGAGAACTGTCTAGGATCTATCTCGTTGATTAGATACTCCATTTGAACTTGATGAAGTCATCCGTAGCACCTGGGAGATGTCGACATCTCAGTATATTGGTTGAATGGTATATTATGTGTTGATTCAATTAGTTCAAGCCTTCAAGTTAATCGATATATGTTACATTCTGAGAGCTATCATGGTCATATCTTGGATAATTGTAGGGGATGGATGAGTTATGTATTGATTAATCTAGGGCATTCAACCATATAACCCATGATATCTCACAATATTCACACTATTCCATAAGCATGATCTTGAGATACTGACAATGTTCCGAGAATCCAGAGGATGTCATCAGATCATAATCTAGGGAAGTAATGATCTTGCGGGGATCTAATGTCCTTCGGAATGGTTCATAGTATATGAATTGAGAGAATTATATCACTAGAGGTGAGGTGATAGCATTGTGATTGTTAACATAGTAATGCTTCTACTCTCTCAATGGCCAGTTAATATAACAAGTACATACGATCTTGAGAAGGTGAGTTGTTGGGAATGTAGAGGGGATGGTGACTTAATGGTTAGTTCCCAAGTATTCATCTGAGGCTAACTCTCATAGATCCAGAGTGATTGATTAGATCCAGAGTGATTGATTAGATCCAGAGTGATTGATTAGATCCAGAGTGATTGATTAGATCCAGAGTGATTGATTAGATCCAGAGTGATTGATTAGATCTATAGACTTGAGATTGATTCATCCCTGAGAGATACAATGATTAGATCCATAGACCTAGATTGGTTAGGTGATCCGGGATGCACATCTCTCAGAGCTAACACATACACATTCATAGATCTAGCTGATGTATCTCACAGGAACTAATCATTGTATCATCAACAACATGCTACCTTGGGGTTCAATGATTAGTCCAGACTATGTCATTGTATCAATCTGGGACTAATCATTGTATCAATCTGGGACTAATCATTGTATCAATCTGGGACTAATCATTGTATCAATCTGGGACTAATCATTGTATCAATCTGGGATGAATGAATCTAGGGCTATAGGTCTAGATGTGTTAGCTCTGAGAGATGTATGCTCCTAGATCTAATCAATTATTGTATGTCTATGGATCCTGGGAAGGGGAAGATACATTGATCTAGAATCACTACTATGAGAGTTAGTCCTGTCATCCTAGATCATATCATCTGTTAGTCCTAGATCATATCAATGTATCATCCTATGAGAGTTAGTCCTGTCATCCTAGATCATATCATCTGTTAGTCCTAGATCATATCAATGTATCATCCTATGAGAGTTAGTCCTGTCATCCTAGATCATATCATCTGCTAATGTGTTAGATCCATAGCTATAGATTGATTGATTCCAGAGGGATACATTGATTAGATCCATAGACCTAGATTGATACAGTGGCATGATCTGGATCTAATCATTGAATCTCTGAGAGATGTATCATTGTATCAATCTAGGACTAATCAATGTATCTCTCAGAGCTGCTACGCACAGATAACACACTAACACATCTAGGACTAATCATTGAATTGATCTATGGGAGTTAGTTCTACGTCCCTGAGGATACGCAATGATATGCTTACTCCATAATTAGTTAATGTTACTTCTCATCTGTTCCCTGTGTAGAATCAACATCTATACTCCATAGTGACTGAATGATCTGGAGCTCATCCGCTAATTGTCTTAGTAGTTACATCAACTGATAATATCATCATTACAATGATCTTACACATTGATCGATCATATGCGGATCTCCTCGTGGATCCTAGGTCACCGGAGGGATTATTGGATAGATCGGGTGTACTTGAGATATGGGTGAGATTGACATCCAACCAAGGTGACAATGATCTAATTCCCCGGGGATGAGATCGATGGAATACAGTGAGAATTAGACTCAATCTCCAGAGGATGATTAATCTCTACATCTCTCAAGTACACCGAAGGATATGAGCTAATCCACTAGGTAATTCGATGATTGCGTAGCCCTCTGGGCGTAGCGTTCGATTCCGATCACAGATCAGATCGATTACATCAATAGATCTGATAGTCATTGCATTGATCTTACACTCTAGTGGATCATGTTCGAATCTCCTCGTGGGTTACACCCTTACAGGAGGTAATTCAGACATATTCAGTGTACTTGAAGTATAGGTGAGATTGACATCCAACCAAGGTGACAATAATTCAATCTCCCCAGACTTCAAGATCATTCAACACTATGAGATATATCATCTATTCCTCAGATCTCAATAATCTGTACATCTCCAACAGTGAGAGCATTCATTCTACATTGTAATAACAACATCATATGATACTAACAGCCATTCCATCGGTGGATTGTAATGATCTTACCCATAGCTATCAACTGGTCTCATACTCCAGGAATGATTGGATCAATGAATCGATGAGATATCACCAATCATCTCAATGACAACAACATATCACACTCAGAGACAATGATCTCTCACAGTGTTATCGAACATTAGATCATGATAACAATCAACATACCAGATATATCCACAGTCATTGAGAGATCCAGACCATGTCACATTACTAAGCATAATTCAATCGATTAAGATTGAACCATGTAACTTAACTGAGCTACTTCTTTCTAGGTAGGCCAGGTATCCAAGACATACTCTTGGGGACAGTAACTTGAGTGAATATATCATCGAAGGTATTGAATTCATACCTATTCTTGCATATAGGCTTGAAGGATAGATCATGTCTCTGAGGAGTTGATGTCAACTTGAACTGGCTATGAGCATCTGAGAGTTGTTGCTGTTGTGTTCTAGGAGTAGACAATGTATCACCAGAGGGAATGAAGTCTATGCTATGTTGTAAGGATATGTCTGATGTAACCTCTTGATTAGTCTGTAAGTCCTGAGGAGCTATCGAGTCAATGACCTCTTCCTCATCTAATGGAATGATATATCCCAACAACAGCTTCTTAGAGTTACTGCATCTTCTACAATGGAAGTAGACAGTCCTTACATCTCCAACAACTATGAGGAATGGATTCTCGTTATCATGATATCTATTGCAGATGACACAGTATGATCTGAATCTTCTCTTCAATAGAATCATGCAGGAATCACACGAATGATATGTGAAGGGGGATCTATCTGAGTTCACGTCAATCCCCATCTTAGTCTTCAATAATTCCAGAGACAACTCAATCTCTCTGTCTGTCAGATCTTCGTAATCATATCCATGTGATCTGTTGGATCTCCTCCTATCCTCAGATGAGTCTTCAATCTCTGGAAGAACCAACTTAGTACAGTATGTGATCTCTGTTAGCAATGACTCTTGCAATTGAATAGTGTAGAGTTGTTGATGGGATGTGATATGCACAGGGTATTGATGAGTTATTGTCTCTCCCTTGAATGTGAACTTATCCATGAATCTCTTGTACCTTCCCGATCTGAACTTGTGATTGCCCAGGATTCTGAACTGTTGCCTTGATGAATATACCCCTGAATCTACAACAGATCTGAACTCTTCAGGCATCTTCTCAAGAACAAGATCATAGAATCTCTTGGCTTCGTCATTGTTCTGATGATAGTATCCACCTATGACTATATGTCTACTCATCTTGTCCTTAGAACTAGAGTCATACATGAGTAAGTTCCTAGTAAGGTTGAATTCAAGATTCAGATCCTTCATCACCTGAGATATAGCCTCAATTACATGCTCAATCAATGAGTCGAAGTCTATAGATTGATCTGACACATCAATGTCGAATCTAGGCTTCTGAGGCCTTGAAGATGAGATAAGCTCATAGAAGCACATCATTGTTCTAGCTACACCTGTTGTATACTTGGCGTATGATAGATAATCCTTGAAGGCTGTGAATAACCTCTCCTTACCCAATTCATATGACACGAAGAGACAACTATTCCCTGATTCTTCATCAATATGAGTGAGAAGAGCCTCAGAATCATTATCCTTCCTAGGTAGGAGTCTATAGTACCAACGTTGCCCCAGTATGACCTTCATGATATGGTGGTTTCAACGAAGATATAATACACTAACATCCATCAGAGATATACGTGCTAAGGGCTAAACTACGTAATAATGGATCTATCATTCGCTTCTATTGCAGGTTATGGCTCTAATCGACAGGTCGTTGTAGAGGAAGATGAGATAGCCGCTAGATTGCTAGCTATTGAGACACCAGATGGTGTTCCTCTGACTGATGAACAGGTTGATATGCTCTTAGGATTGAACTACAACCAGATTGGAGAGCCAAGAATTCTAACTCTCGAAGAGCCCGGGGTGTTATATGAGATAGCTTCCATGATTATGACCTCAGGCTTCGACAATACATATAGATACATCCTCAATTCTGCCCCTCAAGGACCTAAGCAGCTAATCCTCAATCAACCTAATATGGAAGAGAAGGCTAACTCGGCTAAGTTCGATCTGGAGAACTACAGAATGAGAGCTACAGCCATTAAGGGTATCCACACATGCCCTAGATGTAGATCCAGGGAGACGATCTCATCAGAATTACAGACTAGAGGAGGTGATGAAGGTACAACAATCACCATAGTCTGTACTCAATGTGATAAGAAGTGGAAGAGGAACAATTAGAATAATTCCAACAGCATCATACCATCCCAGTTGATTGGTATTATGTCATTCGTTAGAGTAACATTACAGTATTGAAGTGATATATTCTAATATTACATCATGAGGCTATTGAAGCATTAAGGTGTGACATCTATCGATGATCAGTTCCATCACCATGTTGGGATCTTAACACATCAACATCATGGTAGCTTAACATGCCATATATTCTCCTGAGTTATTGCAATAATGACAGGATCACGCAAACTATGGACATTATTACCTCATTATCCCTAGAATTCAGATCATCTAACGACACTGTCCCTGGGAGATTCCAACCTCCAATTGAGTTATCTAGTCAATCTACAGGTATGACTCTATTCAATAGCCAAGGTACTTCAGGAAGATTAGGGCTCAATCGAGTACCGACCAGACCATTACTTGGATCTAATCAGGCAAGGTCTAATGTTCAGATAAGACCTGAATCATCAATGCCTGTGGCTCCTAATATCCGTGACAACAGATCATTAAGAGTATTCTCACCTTCTCAAGTTAATTACTCTGTGGATGTTACTACACCTGCTTCAGCCTATGAATCCAGATACTCCAAGCCCATAACATTAATGACTCAGAGAGATCTAGAGAGAGCTGAGAGAAGGACAGGTATTAAGGCATTGGGAACTTCAACCAATCCCGGAGTTAGAGTAGTCTCTGGAGTTGCAATTGATATGGATAAGTTGAACGCTAACGCATCCAGAGGAAGGAAGGAATCATATACTGTCAAGGAACTCCAGGGTATTGCTTCTGATCTGGGATTGAATGCTAAGGGGACTAAGCCTGTTCTCGTTAAGACCATTAGAGATAGAATAGAAGCTGAAGATCTTGCAGAGTCAGTAGGGGATCAGTCAATGGATCAGTCAATGGATCAGAATGCCACTAATACACAAGAGTATGTATCTCATTATAATCCTGAGAACAGCGTGAATATGGATGATACATTCAATCAATACACAGCTATTGATGATCCTAGACTGCAATACGGTGTGATTGATAACTTAGGATCTCAATACCAATACTATTAGAGTAATTATCACATTATGATGATCTGAGATTATGCTCACATGTGAATGTTAGTTGTGAAGTAAACTAATGTTCAAGCTGCCATGGGATGGAACCTATGTAAGGATAGATCAAGTTCTTACTGTAGGGAAGATTGATGATTCCAGATACATTAGATTCTTACATAACCCTGATGTTGATGAAGAGAATGTGCCTCCAATCCAAGTTACTGCTAGAATAGTAAGGAGATCAAGTACAATGTCCATACTCCTGGATGAATTGAAGCCCATCTTCGGTCTCTACAAGAATGGAACTCATAGGACTTGGTATGAAGGGTATCATTGTATCTTGTACAGGATTAGAACAGATGATCAAGGTAGAGTCATAGATGAGGTTAAGCTGAACAACTTCACATCCGATGATCCCATCTTAGCTGAGCAAGCTAGAGCTATCTTCTCATTCTATGAATTGCTTGGTATTCCTGGAGCTTCCGAGAAGGATATAATGCTGAAGCCTCTCACCTCAGAGACATACTATCTAACATCATGGGATGAATGTAATATCACCCCTAATGCATCCACCACTGTCCTTCCAGATTCTATTATCAATAAGTGGTTCAGCGAAGAATCTATAGAAGCTACAATATGTAAGTTACTTCAGATTAAGTACACTGAAGATGTGCTCCCTAGAGTATGTACACTCAAGTCTATGATTGAGGAAGTGATTGAGAGAGTTGATAGAACTCACATTGGTGTATGTAATGTAATCCAACAGAGGATGAGCGCTAGGATATCAACTAATGTTCTGTTATAGCTGAGTCATTGTAATGCTAGGGAGTGAGTTCTCATGTCTTGAAGAGATATGTGTTCTTGAATTAATCTGTTAGTGCCAGGGATTGGATCCATACATCAGTTATTGAGTTGTATACATCTCATCAACCCTGATCTGGTAATGATATGATCTTCATGATACATCAATCCCTCAATTGATATCTCATCACTTCCCTAGGTTTATTGACTTGATGACTTCAATCCAAGTTGATTAGTTCTATCTAACACTCTGTTGAATCTATGTGATATACTTCATGATACATCAATCCTTGAATTGATATCTCATTGGCTCCGATCAGTTCTTACCTTGAAGCTTAGCTATTGACCTATTAATCTCATCGATCTGTACTCTATGCTGTAGAAGCTTCTTATCATCTATGATATAAGGAATAACGCAGAATGTGTTGATCGTAGATATAGCAATGACCGTCAGAATAGGTCTTAGAATTACCATTGTTTATTGATAGATTAGAGTGATACATCCAGTAGGTGAATGTATAACTTATTCTTGATGCGATGTTACTTAGATTTATACCTCTCATGTTCTAAGGTTCTAATGTCAATCTTAGCTTCATAGATCTCATTGTCATGCTTAGTTAGTTCCCTCCTGAATTCATGGTATGTTGTTAGATTGATCATTGTGTAAGCTAGAAGGGTACACGTTGATGATATCAGAGTAAGACGTGTGTTAGGATTCATTATCTATTGATATGATCAGTCAAGTCCAATGAATGATAGTGTTTGAGAGAATAAGATCGTGCAGAGTTAGGTTGAAGTGATGATACATCTAATCATTCTACTTACTAAGAGATGTTCTATCTCTGAGAGTTCATTGATCCGGAACCATGTCAAGTAATAGATTAATGATCGGGACATGGAATGTAAGCCCATTACCCATTGGGGTGTGGAGTAATCTCAGAGATGTCAAGACTCTGATAGATTCGAGAACTCATGGACTTATAGACTGTATCAAGAGGAATGAGAGAGGCGTCAGTATGGAATCTCACGAGATTGGGAGATGGATACAGCTTCAATTATACAATACATCATTAATTCGATGATGCCTTGTTCAATGGTTCGGGAGATATGTGATCAATCAACTCATTCTATCCTTCAGTGAATCTACCTCAATCCTGAGAGATATGAACTTACCTGTCAATGTTACATTCCAACCTAGCATGACTAGAAGTGATAATGTTCTCAAGATGGCACCGGTGGGATGCATCGTGGATTTCTCAGAGATTGATCATTTCAGGGTATGGTATATGCTCTGATCTCCCGGAGTTGCTGTCGCTTGAAACAATTCATAGAATGTTCTGTCCTCTGGTAACTCATACTATCTTGAAGTTCTGTCCTATACTAGCCATCAATCTATCGAAGGTATCGAAGGCATTGTTCTATTCAGTCTCTCATTCATTCGATTGTAATGATCT